TGGTCAGCTTTGCTCTGGAAGTAGTCCAGCAGTTTGGGCAAGCCGGAGATCAGCAAGCCACCAAGGGTAGAAATTAAAGACAGCATGTCATTCCTCCAAGTTGGATTTCACGAAATTAATGATGGACTTGGTGTCGTCCACGGGCAGCACGTACATCATGTCAAGCACCCAGTTGGCGATGATCGCCATGCAGCAAACCCGAATGAACCGGTCAATGCCCAGCTTCCAATCTGTGCCAACTTCAAACCATTTGAGGAGCTTCCACACATCGTCAGCATCCGTTTTTGCGGCAGAAAGAGAACAGCTCCCAGCCACCCCACATCAGGCCGCAGAAGATGGCAACCGAGATGATGACCGCAATGGCCGTCTCCAGTTCTTCCTGATCCTTCTGCTTCTTGCGTCTGGCTTCTTCTTTGGCCTTACCCGCAGCTTTCGCTGCTTCTGCCTCCATCACGGTGGCCCGAGCCTTGATCTTTTGCCACACGTCCATCTTGTTGGCGTTCCAGAATAGGCGCTTAAGGTCTTCCTCAAACTCCTTCTGGGCATCAATCGCCATCTCGATCTCAAAGGCTTTACCCATCGACGAGCCACCGAACGTGCCAGCCTTGGCTGCTTCAGCAGATGCGATGGCGTTGGCCTTGGCGTCGAAATACTTCCCCAGCATGGGGGCCAGCGACTCGATGTTTTGCGCCGTAGCACTGGCCTTCTTGACCAACCGTACTGCGTTGTTTACCGCATCAAGGGCGGCATCTGGATCAAGGAGAAGGCCGATCATCTAAGCACCCACCACAACATATTTACAAGGTCAAAGGCTACCCACATGCACAAGCAACTGACAAGAACCCCAGCGGTAATTGCAATAGCCCAGTCTTTCACAACCGCCCCTTTAGTGCCCGGAGGTATTTTGCGCTACAGAAAAACCGTCAGCTGGATTCAGCAGGTGCTGCAAATCACCGTTCTTAACAAGCGCGCCAAACGAACAGACCCACCTTTCCCCGCCGTAAATAGCCGTGGTGGAATGGCGCTCAAGGCTGGCGAGACAAAGCCGCAGATCACCTTCTTGTACCGGCACAACTTCACCATCAAGAATGGGATCGCCACCTACCGGCGGTTTCTTAAGCATCCAGTTGCAACGGACGTGGGCAAAACCGTCGGGGGCTGTGTCAGTGTGGGCGTGAACAGCCGCCCCATCTTTGTAGTGATTCCCGATAAAAGTCCCATACTGCGGTTCAGACGCTAGGTCGTTAAACCCAAAAACCGCAAAAGCCTCTGCGAGAAACGGGATTTTTACGTGAGGCATATACCGCCTACCAAATCCGTTGGGTATAAAATCCCCTGCAGGCATACTAAACTGCGCCGGACCGCGCCAGTTTTTTACAACTCTGCAATTGACTTTCATTTGCAAACAGCTTGCGCCATTGAAAGTGGGTTAACCCCCTCCGGTATCATGGAAGGGTCAAGGATTTCATCAGAACTTTTATCGCGCAATGCGTGGATACAGTACGCCACCGTATTGTCCTCAAGGGCCACCAGCTCGTGATTCTTGTCCTTGTGGATGTAGATCATGTGCGGGGCTTTGAAGTCTGTAGTTTTACCTTCAACCGTAACGCGCAGTGACCCAGTGGCCAATAGGGTCAGGTGGTCAAACGAATGAGTGTGGCCATGCTCGACATCGCCTGCGCTTTTGAAGTGCATCATGCGCGAGAACAGGTTGGCCACGCAGCCAAGTTTGACGTGGGGGGCGTCAGTCATGTTTTAGGCCTTGGTGACAGGAATTTCGTCGGGCGCTGGCGCGGCTTTGGCGGCGTTCCAAGCAGCAACAGCAAATTGGTAAGGCGCGATGTCCGTTATTACTGCGTTTGCGGGTTTTACCAAACTGCCGTTCTGAAGCTGCGTTTTATACTCCACCTCTCCGTGGGTACCGTACCACTGCACAGCGTGAATAGTGGGGTCAAGCAACGGCAAGTTAAGCGAAGAAAAATATTCTCCATCAATACCCACGCATTTGTCGTCCGCAACAATTGTCAATCTCATGGTTTCACCTCAATAATTTTCAGCTCTGGTCGAGCTTGTTGCAAAGTAGCCATCAAAACCTGCTGACCCATATCGTTGGCTTTGACCATTTCGTTTCGGAAGCTCTCAACCGCCGCACCGGTTTGGCGCTGCTGCTGGCTATTCTCGATCATCAGAACAGGAAGCCACGCCATCGAGCAGCCGTAGTCGTCGATTTCTTCCCCGGTGTTGGGGTTGTTGCCGCGTATCTTCATGAACCATGCACAGTCAAGCTGACGGCATGGGTTGAAGCCATCCAGTGGGCAATTTGATTTTGGTTCCAGCTTCATGTTCAGTTCTTAGTGGCAATGATGACATCCACATACTGGACGTTAATCGTGGCCGTTGCACTGGACAGCGAGCCCGATCCGGAGAAGCTGTGGGTGTGGGAACCGCCACCACCAGCCGCGCCCGAGTTAAAACCGCCCTCATTGGCCCCTCTTCCCGCAACAGGACCGTAATTACCGCCGCTGCCACTGTTAACTGTGTGGGTGTGTGAGGGGATTTGCGCCGTACTCAGCGTTGTACTGCCTACTGTACCGCTCAAACTTACCGAACCGCTAACCGAAGGCGTGCCAAATGCAGTTGTAAACGCCACAGAGCCACCAGAACTCGCGGTGCCGGACACGACGCGCAGAGCTTTGTTGTCGTGAGTTGTCGATTTGGTCCAGCCTGTCGGCGCAGAAGTCTGCACAAACATCATGGCGGTACCAGCCGAAAACGGGTTGGTTGCAGCGGTTGTTTGTGTAGTTGCGTCGTTAAACGTGATGGTTGTTCCGCTAACTGTAATTGGCATGATTGCTCCTTACGCGGCAATAAAGCCGGTTGTTTGATCCATTGTGAATTTGGTTGTTCCACCGTACTTGAACAACAGCTGACCACCAGACTCCTCTACAGTCCAGTTTGTTGTGGCTAAAGACCCAGCACTGCCTGTGACATTACCTGTGACGTTACCTGTGACATTACCTACCACGGTGCCAATAATGTGACTGTTTTGGACAGCGAAATTTGTGCCGTCAGACCACATTGTCATGACTTTGCCCGCAGGGATTGCCACGCCTGTGCCCGCAGCGGTCGTGTTTCCGATCACTGTGGAGTTGTAGATGGTGGCCACGTAGCTGCTGGCGTTGTAGATGGTGTACAACTTAGAAGCTGGCGGAGCATAAACTGCAAAGTTTGCACCTGTGGAGGTGGTCAGAGCAATAGTGGCGTGGACCGACTGGTTGTCCGCTGCCACCGCAGAGCCGCCGTTGATATACGTCAGAGCTTGGTTGGCCGAGGCCACAGCAACGGAAATATACCCAGCTACCGCCTGTTCAATGACGTAGGCCAAGTTTGTATTGGTCGTCGCCCCCCACGTACCGGCTTGGTCGCCGGTTGTGATGAGTTCAATCCGAAGGTCTGGGGAGTACGTGCTCATGGGGTGTCACCTTTGGTCAATTGTGCCACGAGGGCCTCCAGTTTGGCAATCCGTGCGTCTTGCTCAACAACGCGCTTGGCCAGTGCAACCGCCGACACAAGGGCGGCGTTACCGTAGTTGACCGCCAGCATGCCCTTTTCGTTCGTTTCAACGGAGTTTGGTAACAGGGCTTGGAGCGACTGCGCAGAAACGCCGTCCTGTGTCAATTCTTCATCCACCCGGTCGTACGTTCCGCTCTTGATCTTTGCCAATTGCTCAACGTAGTCAGCGGGGAGATCACGCCAATTAGTCTTCAGTCGCTCATCAGAGGACGACACAAACGATGTGGAGGAGAAAGCCCCCGTACTTGGGTTGTATGTGAGCTTGGTGCTCGACACGCGCACGCCACCGTTGCCGCTTGTGGCGGTCATAAACGCGGGGTAATAAGTTGCGTTAGTTGTAGTGTCGTCGGTAATCGCCGCGTTGGTCGCATTGGTTGCGTTGGTCGCATTGGTTGCGTTTGTTACTGCGGTTGTGCTGATGACAGCGACAACTTGTGCGGCAGTAGCCGCTGTAAATGCGCTGGTTCCGTTACCGTAGGCAAGCCCCGTCAGCGTAGTTACGCCCGTACCTCCGTAGGCAGCTCCAACGGCGGTGCCGTTCCAAGTACCCGCAGCAATAGTGCCAACTCCGGTAATACCCGTGTACGAGCCGTTAAGACGCGCAACTGGGAGGGTTCCAGATGTGATGTTTGCTGCATTGGTAGTGTCCGTTGTTGCCGAAGCGGCCAAGCCAGAAACATCCGCCGCAGCCACAGTACCCCAAGATGGAGCTGCAGAAACTCCACCGCCAGCACCGGTTTGCACCAAGAAAGTCTTGGTCGTGGTTGTGTTGCCCGCCAGCTTGGCCAAGGTGTTGGTGGCCGACGAGTAGATGATGTCGCCCAGCGTGTAGGCTGTAAGCCCTGTACCGCCGTTGCCAGTCGGCAGTGTGCCCGACACGGCACCTGATTGATTCAAAGAAACCGCATTCCACTCGACGTTGGTGCCGCCAGCGTTCATCACAAGAGACTTGTAGCCCGCGCCAGCAGCCAGCTTGCCCCATGTGTTGGTGCCCGAGCCGTACAACAAATCGCCTGTTGTGACAGTGGTTGTGCCTGTGCCGCCATTAGTGGCGGCAACCGCGCCGCTCAAAGAGATGGTCTGGCCAGAGACGTTAACTGGCGCTGTACCTGTGTAAACAGGCACTTGGCTGAACTCGTTGAACGTAATGTCGGTGGTGCCAAAAGTGATGGTGCTGGTGTTTGTACAGATGAACGCGAAGAAACCTTGCGTAGTGCCGCTCTGAACAAAGAAATAATCACCGCCACCCAAGCTGTTGGGGTCGCCTTCGGAAGAAGTGTTTGCGTCAGCGGATCGAGTCAGCACCCAGTTTGTGGAGCCGCTGCCCACAGTCGTAACGACATAGATGCCGTTCTGTGTGCCTGTAGTCTGCTGCCAAACCAATACGCGGTCATTGGTGGCCAAAGCCACGCCGTCAACAGACAGAGCTGCCTGAGCGCCCGAGTTGGTCAGCGTTGCCCCAACGCCAGAAGTGCCGTTGTTGTAGGTGGCGGTCAAGTTCCCGGTTGTCGCAACAAGCACAGGCTCATGGACGGGAAAGCCGTTTGCTGTGGCGTTATCCACATACTGCTTGGTTGCAGCTTGAAGGGCCAAAGTTGGGTCCGCATCCAGCAAAACAGTGGACTGAAACTCTGCAGCTCCAGTGATGAGTGCTGCGCCAGCCACGGAAAGGCCGTTGGCCAACTCTACGTCTTGGTCTGCGCCTTTGATGCGAATGGCTTCGTTAGTAGCGGCCACGCCACCTGCAAACAGAACCACGTCTTTGTTGGCAGTCTGGTTGCCGATGAAGAAGTCGTCGCCGTCATGGAATACGTAGCCCGAACCGGGCGTAAACAGCGGGTAGTCAACCGACGAATAATTTGAGCTGTTAATGCCCATGTCGGTGAAGTGGGTGAAGCCGTCTGTGGTGACGTCGTTGTAGACCACAAAGTCGGCGGAAGCCGAGGAGCCATCGCTCTGGTTCAGGTTGTACACCTGACCAAACGAATCCACGTTGCCAACGAACTTGCCCAGCTCTGCTTCCAGAGAAGGGTTTGTGACGACGTTATCGCCAAGAACTGTAATGGGGCCACCGTCAATCAGCGTCTGGCCGTCGGGTTCTTCATAAATGGCACGCTCGGCGGGGTATGTGACGAACACATCCTTGGTACCTGCGGAGAAGTTGACCAAGTTGCCAGCGTTGCTGGACTCATACACGGTGTCACGCGATAGTGTGAATGTGCCAGCGGTATCTGTTACGGTGCCTTTGCCCACTTCCCACTCACTGCCAGACTGTAGTGCGATGGTGTAATAAGTGATATTGCCGTTGCCAATTGCGGCAAAACTTTGGTAGCCGTCGGCGGCGGCCCCCAGTGTTGCAGTGCCTGTGCCAGTAACACCTGATGTAACCTTGACTCGATCTTTTAGAACAATGGCCATAAAAACCTCTTACGCTTGTGTTTTAACTACAGACCACACTGTTGTCTGCGAGTCATTGATGATCTTCCACAAATAGTCCGCTTCAGTTGCGTCGTCGATTGTGGCCGAATCTGAAAATGCCACGGGAAAAGTTGCGGCAGTGCTAACAGAATCGTCTCCTGCGGCGGCGTCTGAAACTGTTGCGTTGAACTCAGAAGCCTCCACCAGTACGGAGTCTGCCCCCCGTGCAAAATCCAACACATTTGACAGGAAGACCGCAATAGACGCCGATGAGTCCGCGCCTTCGGCAGCACCAGAAATGTTCGACAAGAACGCAGCTGCTGCGCTTGTGGTGACTTCGCCAATTGCGGCGTCGGTTATGTTTGCAAGAAACACAGAAGAAGTGACGTGCGCCAAATCCGCGCCAGTAGCCGCAGACGTAGTGCTGACAGCAAATGCCGCAAATGCCTGAAGCGCAGTATCGGTCGCCGTCGCCGCGTCGCTAAACTCGGCGTCGTAGGTGACTCCCCCGGTACCAGCTGCCCCCAACGGGGCCGCAGCGAGTGGCGCGAACCCAAGCATTGGGGTGTTCCTTTAAGCTGCGTCGAGGCTGAAGGTGTACGACACGTTCAGTGTGTCACCGCTAACCACGCTGCGGTCGCCGGGAGAATCGAAATCTGCTTCAGAGAACAGGATGCCCGAAGTGCCGCTGGCGGCATTGCAGATAAAAGCGCCTGCCACAGTCGCAGTGCCAGTGATGGCAAAAGATGATGGAGAGCCAGTGCTGTCGATAACCGACGGCGCGGCAGTTGTGGGGGTACCAAATGTCACGGCTTTGCGGTTGCCAGAATAGTCAGTGAATTCTGTCCAGCCAGCGTGCGAAGCCAAAGTATCGCCAGCGGCGTAGGCGGTTGCGGAGGCCGGGCCAACAATCAAACCAACATAAAAGCCCGCTGTGTAGCTGGAGCCCTTGAAATATTTGTTGTTCATGTCCTGCAGGCCGGTGTTCACAACGAGGTTGTGCATCTTGCCGGACCACTTCAAGTTGCCGTCTTTGTCGAGGCACTCAACGTGGTAAACACCGCCGCCTTTAGCTGACTGACCAAACCCATTTTTTGCAACCATGCCAGCGGAAACGCTGTCTGCGGATTTTGCTTTTTCGATAGCCATGAGAAACTCCTTTTAGGAAATACGGATCAGCGCACTGGTCGCTGTGTTAGCGGGCATCTGCACCGTGAAAGTGGTCGTGGCGGTTTTATCCGACCCGAAGTCCAACACCGCAATCGCTTTGTTGCTCTTGCTTGCATTGTAAATGAGGGCGCCTCGTGCAGTAAAGGCTGCAGGGTCCCATGATGGGTCGGCAAAGTCCACATACGCTGTGGTGCCAGAAGTCAGAACCGTCACGCCTGTGAGTGTCTTTCCGCCTGCCGTGTAGCCGGTGCCGGATGTCTCACCGGATGTCGTGTACACAGTGGTGGCCGCACCCAAATCAGCAGTTGCCAAATACAGCGCCATCTTGATGGTGTCGGTATCGAGGTCATGAACTCCAAGCAAAATGTCCTGCTTGAAGCTCGTGGTGAGTGTTTGCTCAAATGCCATATCAAGTCACCGCCTGTCGGTATTGGCCAGAACGATACGCGTCCTGACGCTCCATGCCGTCGCCCAGACGTTTTGCCAAAGCCAATGCCTCGGTGTATTTGCCGTTGTACAACTGCACCATGTCGGCTTCACCCTTCATGAAGGTGATGGCCTCCACCAGTGAGCCGTACAACAAGACTGAATCGAAGTTATCACCCAACCATGTCTCCCCCGCAGTGACGATCGACTCGGGGTAGTAGTAATAGTGCAACTCCACAGAGTACACAGCGGCAGGTGTTGGGCCCAGAATCAGCGACAGCTCGTTCGTGATGATCGGAGTGGCGTCGTTGGTTGTGGACGGGCCAAACAAGGCGTAATACTTCGGAATCCCGGTGCTCGTTGGAGTGGGGTACGCCTGACGGATGAAGTTGACGTCTTTGTTCAAGAGGTATTCATACGCGCCCGCGCCGTCGATGACAGCCAAGGAGTACACCGCCAAGAAGTCGCTCGGAGCGGACAGGTACTTGTTGTTTGTCGTAGTGACGCCTGTGACGTTCTTGCGCAACGAAGGGAACTGCACCGTGTTGTAGATGCGCTGCTCCGCCTGCTTGACGAACACCGGGATGTTGTCAATGAAGTCTTGGTCGAAGTTCTGCGTGTAGTCGCAGATGGCAGCGGTCAACTGGGTGTAGTTCATGTTCGTATCAGGCCATTGGGCCGCGAGCCATCACACCTTTTGTAGCCGCGCCAGTGCCACGGATTTTGATGCCCGAGGTCTTGGTTGGCTTGTAGTCGTTGCTGTGGTTTGTGCCCACAGACACGTTCATCTCGCGCATGTACTTCTTGTTGTCTGTATCAGGCAACACGGCGTTAGTAGCGGCGGGTTTGGGTTTTTTGTACGTTGCCATGATGGGCTCCTTAAGATGTTGAGATTGTCACTTGGCCGACTGCTGTAGTCAACACCAAGTAGTTGGGGGTTAGCTCGTCTTCAAAGAACCGGGCGCCGCCAACAGGGTTCCAACCCCACTGAATGTCCCGAGAGCCGCCTGTGTTGTACCCATCTGGGCCAATACCGGCTGTAACGTACGTGGTGTCCCGGCGAGGGTTACGCACCGCCTGCGGGTCATCCACAGGATACATGCCCAACTGCAACTGCGGTTGGTCAGGGTCCCAGCACGAATCGCACACGAGAATGTTGACCTGCTTGGTCTTGATGATCTCTTTGCGCAGCTCGGTCAGTTTGAACTGAAAGCCACAACGATCGCACATGGCGATCGAGTTCTTGGCGCTGGCAAACCGATTTCCCATTTAGGTACCGCTTCCAATGTACTGGCGACGTGGCACGAAGCGCACAGCAGCCTTTTCGCGGTCTTCAGAAGAGGCAAGGTCCCACGCCTCGTCATATTGAGCCTTGAGCACTGCCAAGCGCTCTGTACCACCCGGAACTTTCAGGGCCAAATAGTAAGCCAAACCTGCCACCATGCAAGGCAGGAAGCGGAATGGCATGTCCATTGTGTTTACACCTTCACCCGCATTCTGGATGCGGCGCAGACGCCAGTACACGAAGGTGTATGGCTGGCTATTGTCTGGCACAGGCCAGACGGTGATACGTGGTGTGTTTAAACGCTCAATCCAAACCTGAATGGGTCTGGCTTGCTGCAATTTATTGGGAATCGTGGCGTAGGTAGAAACACTAATACGCGTGATGGTCAGGTCAGCCTGTGTCGAAGCACTGCCTGATCCTGTGCGGATGACGTGCTCCAGCAGGTCAACGGTGTCTTCCGGCAGGTTGTATGTGGCTGTACCTGCGACCAACGGGATCGAGCCCTGCTCGTAGGTGAACATGTTCAACCCACGGTTGGCCCAGTCGGCAAACATCAAGTTCATCGAGCGGCGAGCAGTGCGCAGGTCGTAACCTGTACGCATCTCAGAACCTACGCGCTCAAACGCCTCCTCAACGATTTCCGTCAAGTCGAGGTTAAAGTTGGCTACGCCTGAAGTTGCCATTATCTAAACCCTGCTGTTTTCTTTGCAATGTTCTTAGGCTGGGCCACAAACTGCTTACCAGCCGCCTTACCAGCACGCTTTGCACGGGTCGTTGCCGCATACTCTGCGGGGCTCAGCGATTTTATCGCCTTCTCCGGCAAATAACGCTCGCCTGTTTTTGAAGACGGCTTGCCGCTCTTGGTCCGCCACTTCTGGTCGGTCCAGTCTTTGAGCGACTTTTGCGGGGCTTTCACGTCAGTCCTTGTACCCGCCGCCAGCGGCCTTGTACTTCTTGGCCACAAGCTGTGCTTTACGTGCTGACCACTGGCCTGCCTTTGTGCCATGCGTTGCAGCAGCTTTGACTTGGCTCACAATCCGCTTGCGCAGACTGGGCTTGGTGTAGTTGCCAGCCGCATTGACTTTACCGCCTTCAGCGTACTGCGTGAAGTCGGTGTCATCCCGGCGAGCTTTACGCACACCTTTGGGCATTTTGG